CATAACAGAAGTCTATCATTTCTGTGGTAACTTTATCTACACCATACAATCTAGAAAATGCTGATGCTGCAAAATGAAACCTCCTTCTAATGGGCGGTCCCATTTCCCTTATAGTGTTCTGAGTCATAGTAAACTCCTTTCTTTGATCCAAAGTAAAGAGTGGCAATAACAAATGGTATTGCCAATACTACAAGAAATCTACCAAGTAAGTGTTCCATTATTTGTTTTTGAGTAGTTCTTCAATTTGTTTTCGAGTGTCTTCAGACTTTTTGTTTTCACGTTCACAATGTTTATATCCATGCTTTCCATGGAATATAAAATGACCTTGACAAATCATAGTCATACCAAAAAGGAATAGTGCTACTACTCCTATCCAATCTACAATGTGATGTTGAGCCATGGAAACATAGGGGGAATGACGCCAATAAGTCTTAAAAGTCCCTCAGCAAATAAAGCAAGAACCACCCAACCAACGCACATGCTAATGATGCTAGCATTACGATTGTGTCTTCTGATAGCTGCATCTATCATCTCCTGACATTCTGTACGAGTTATTAAAGGATCTGATTTTGTTTGCCCAGTCATGGAAGGAACTTCATTAGGTATTTGCAACTACCCTATCTATAAAAAAAGACCCCCCAAAGGGAGGTCTTTGTTAGGATATTCAATTTTTAGTTATATCAACCAACAGCAGGTGCAGTCAGAGCAACAGGAGTGTTCTCTACAGCAGCAAGGTCAAGTGGGAAGTTGTGAGCATTTCTTTCATGCATAACTTCCATACCCAGGTTGGCACGGTTAAGAACATCAGCCCAGGTGTTAAGAACACGACCCTGTGAATCAATCACAGACTGGTTGAAGTTGAAACCATTCAGGTTAAATGCCATAGTGCTAACACCAAGAGCAGTAAACCAGATACCGACCACTGGCCAAGCAGCAAGGAAGAAGTGAAGAGAACGAGAATTGTTAAATGAAGCATATTGGAAGATCAAGCGACCAAAGTATCCATGAGCAGCGACAATGTTGTAGGTCTCTTCTTCTTGACCAAACTTGTAACCATAGTTCTGGGACTCAGACTCAGTGGTTTCACGAACCAGAGAAGAGGTAACCAGTGAACCATGCATTGCAGAGAACAGTGAACCACCAAAGACACCAGCAACTCCGAGCATGTGGAAGGGGTGCATCAGGATGTTGTGCTCTGCTTGGAAGACAAGCATGTAGTTGAAAGTACCAGAGATGCCAAGAGGCATTGCATCAGAGAAAGAACCTTGACCAAAAGGATAAACAAGGAATACTGCAGATGCTGCTGCAACAGGTGCAGAATAAGCAACACAGATCCAAGGACGCATACCCAGTCTGTAGGAAAGTTCCCACTCACGACCCATATAGGCATAGATTCCAATCAGGAAGTGGAAGACAACCAGTTGGAAAGGACCACCGTTGTACAGCCACTCATCTAGGGAAGCAGCTTCCCAGATGGGGTAGAAGTGAAGTCCAATAGCATTGGACGAAGGAATAACAGCACCAGAGATGATGTTGTTTCCATACATGAGTGAACCAGCAACGGGTTCACGAATACCATCAATGTCTACAGGAGGTGCAGCAATGAAGGCAACAATGAAACAGATAGTGGCAGCAAGCAGGCAAGGAATCATCAGGACTCCAAACCAACCAACATAAAGACGGTTGTCAGTGGAGGTTACCCAATTGCAGAACTGTTCCCAAGTATTTGATTGTCGTTGTTGTGAAAGTGTAGCAGTCATTTTTTTGAACTAAGAAGTAAAACCATCAGGGAAATGGTGGAGTTACTATGCTCCAGTCACCCTCAGACTGGATATGAGAGACTGTGTTTATACTCCCCATAGGTCTCGGTTAGGAAGAGTGTAACAACTGTTAAAGAACTGTTACATTCCTTAACTTGTTGATGTATTTATCATACCACTAGGACCTGCCTCTGTCAAGGGTTTCACCTAAATAAACTTAGTTTGGACACTGCCATGCAAAAACTTGTAAATGTAATTGCATTATTATCAGGTTTAACATCACTAACATTAATTGCTGGAAGTTCTTATGTTCTTCTCAACAAAGATGTTTTAATTGAAGAGGCTAGAGGTAAAGTAACTGCTGCTGTAGCTGAAGCAGTTGCTGGTGCTCTACCAGGACTCTTGGATGCTGCAATGCCAAAGATGCCTGAACTACCTAAAACAACTGGTCCAGCAATTCCTATTGGAGAAGCAGGTCCTAATCTGAGACTTCCATAACCATGACTACTACAAGAAGAAAAAAGAATAGAGATGTTGAAGGAAAATTCTTTTTATATGTTTTCTTCTTCCATCTCTGGAGTGGCATTGTAGGATTATTTACTGATGGAGATTCGTGAAATTAAAATAAGGGAAATCAATATTCCTGAATGGACCTTCAGTGATCCACTCCAATCTCTTCCATATGCACCACCAGTAACAGTAAACATTGGCATTCCAATAATAGATATCCCTGGATGTGTTGAGGCACATGAAGCAGGCAATGGATCTAAAACTCTTTCTGAAGATGATCCAAATGGTATGCTGACTTTTTGTGATGGAAGTATTCCATCATTTAATCCTATTAATTTTGAACCTAATCAAGTATTACCAACTCAAAAACCAAAGGTAGACACAAGGCAACCTGATACTCCCCCTGTTCCTGAGTTGCCGATACCTAAAACTCCTCCATCTGGTGTGGTAGTTCAGTGTCCCACACCAGCACAAGCAGCAAAAGAACCTGTTGGTACATACCTTGAGGGGTTCAGAAAGAAAGTTACTGACTATCAGTTGATTGGCAATCAGTGTATTCAGATCACAGAAAAAGTTCCCATCCCAGAACAAATCATTGCTGGTCTTCCTAGTACTGGATCTGTTGTAACCACTGGTGGTATTGCTGTAGTAGCAACTGCATCAGCACTTATGGCAAAACCGTTGGCAGATATCCTACTAAAGGTTATCAAACCAACGATTAAAAAAGTTATGAAAAAGATTGCTACTATCAGGGGGAAGACACCTGAGGTTTTATCTGTAAAGGAGCGCCAAGATCTTCAGCGCGAGAGGACTGAGGCAATTCGATCTCTGAAGAAGGTTTTGAAACCGAAGGGATAGAGTGAATGTGTGGTGCTATGGCATTTTTATTCATCACAACTACATCAGCACACACTTTATAGTAAGGTGATTTAGGATGAAACATAATACCTTGCTTCATTAATTCACCACAATTTTTTAATCTTGCAATCTCAAAATCTAATCTCTTGTTAGCAGCTTGTTGCTTCATCAATGAAATGTTAGCAGCAGCTGCTTCCTTACACTGGTCTTGGAGTTTTTTATCTTGTGGGATACTCCAGGTAGCACTGACACCTAATGAAAGATTATAGTTATCCTTCTGTCCTGTTCTGGTAGGAACAGTATATAAAATATTGCCAGGATTATCTAAAGACCCATCATCATTCAGGTCTCTCATATCATATACTGGATCATTATAATAAGGTTCATAAGGTTTCTGCATTGAACCAGAACCAGTTACAAATGGAGTTATGTTTAAAGTTGGTCCCTGACACTGGATTCCACCACCATAGGTGTTGGTGATGTAAGGACCTTGTAGGACTTGGATAGCTTGGTTTGTAACACTACCAGAGGAGTTAGCCACAGGAGCAGCAGTGGCACTCACCCCACCAACTGTTTCAGCAATAGCAGAAGTAGGAGATAAACTAATACAGATTCCACTGATTATTGTGTGAAGATACTTGTTGTATCTGTGACGCTTTGAATTTCTGTTGTTCTTTGAATTATTGTTTGATTGCTCAGACCTGGACCCTGATAGGTTTCTGTGAACTGAAACGCTGCTCCTGGTGTTGTTTGAGTAAATGTTGGTTTGCTTGTTACTCCAGTCCATGATGATGTCACCCCATCTATAGTTACATTAGTTGCTCCAGTTCCAGGTGAAAGATTACCTGATACTGAGATTCCACTCCCAGTTACAGAGTATTGATACCCTGTGTTATAGTCTATTGAATTTATAGTTTCTGTTACTGTGCTTGTTGTTTCTGTATGAGAGGTCATGGATCCCTGTGTAAAATTAGGGACTACAGGGACAGCTTGTGCTGCCCCATGCAAAGCACCCAAAATTAATCCAAGACCAATTGCTTCTGATAATCTAGTCATGATTATTTACTAGATTATCTGATAGTGATTTCAGACACAAATTGTCCTGTTGCTGAAGTTCCAGCACCACCAGCAGTCAACGACATTGTGCCAGCAGAATCGATGCTGCCAGCGAGAGACCCAGCCACCCCGCCAGCAGTGGTTGTGACACTTCCAAATGCGGGTAGGGTTCCAACCACACCACTAGAAACGGTTGTTCCTGTTGGGATTGCATCTCCTGAGTTGAATGTCTCAGTAAAAGAAAAGGCACTCCCATCAGTTGTCTGGGAATATGTGCCAGCATTCATAGTGGCAGCAGCAGTTCCCGAGGGTGCTGTAAGACCACCTAGAGTAGCAGATACATTATTGCCACTTACAGAATAGGTAGAACCTAGACGAGTTGCCTGAGATGCTGCAGCATCAACAGTCAGTTGAACGCTAGAACTATGTTTTGTAATAAGATCAGCATTTGCAGGTGCTGCCATCAGTAACATTCCAAAAGCAATCAATGCTCTTTTCATACAACTAATTATAGAGTCTGTATTATTTAGACTAAAGCAAGTGTTGTGGAACCTATACCAACAACATTGAATATGATTCCAATTGGTAGTCCACCAGGAAAACCACCAGTATCAAAATCTATTGTTACTGCATACTGACTTTCTGTGCTAATAAATCCTTTGCGAGCAGTAACAATACCAGATGACTCTATATTTCCAACCACATTCAATTGAATGTTTTCATTTGGAGTATCTGTACCAATTCCAACCGCTCTAGTAGTAGATAATCCAGTTGATCCTGGAACATTTGTATAAATCCAATTAGTATCACCTGCTGGACCTTGAGGACCTTGGAAACCTTGAGCACCATCAGCAGGACCTTGCACTCCCTGTGCACCCTGAACTCCTGGGAATCCTTGAGATCCTTGAACACCTGTAGCACCCTGGAATCCTTGGTTTCCTTGAGCACCCTGAACTCCCTGATTACCTAGGGGTCCTTGAATACCCTGTGCTCCTGGATCACCAGGAGCTCCTTGTACTCCTTCTACACCAATAAATCCTTGGAATCCTTGGAATCCTTGTGGTCCAATTGCTCCTTGTGGTCCACCAGGAAGTCCATCATTTCCATTAGCTCCTTGTGGTCCTATTGGTCCTTGTGGTCCACCAGGAAGTCCATCATTTCCACTAGGTCCTTGTGGTCCAGTTTCTCCTTGAGATCCTTGTGGACCCTGAAAACCTTGAGGACCTTGAACACCTTGAGGACCATCTGCACCAATATATCCTGCAGTTCCTTGTACTCCCTGAAAACCTTGAGAACCTTGAGGTCCCAGTTCACCCTGAGGTCCAATGAATCCTTGTGGACCTTGAACACCTTGAGGACCTTGAACACCTTGAGGACCTAAAAATCCTTGAGCACCTTGAGGACCACCAGGAAGACCAGCACCACCCTGAGGTCCAACCAATCCCTGAGAACCTTGTGGTCCTAATTCACCTTGAGGACCTTGGAATCCTTGAAATCCCTGAAATCCTTGAGCACCATCAGCAGGTCCTTGAACACCTTGAGCACCTTGGAATCCTTGAAATCCCTGTGGTCCTCTAAGACCCTGAGTAACAGATGAGGTGTATTCTTGACCTCTTATCTCAGAAGCATAATTCTTATTTGGTATAAGGGATACCTTAAAATATTGATCTGCCATTATGCAACACCTGGATCTACTCTAATACTTCCCTCAGCAATTCTAGTTTTAAAATTAGTTGAAGTATTTGTTATTGCCACATCATAAACAAAACTACCACTAAGTGGAGCAGTTTGTTCTGGGGTCAGTGAAATTTCCAACTTACCATCAGAAGCTGGTGCAATAGTAGTTGTTGCAAAACTAACAGTTGTTGGGGAAGTAAAATCCTTCTTTAGTTTTGCCTCAATGGTATAGTCTGCCAAATCAATTTTATTGTCATCTTGATCTGTTACAATAAATCCTGCAACAAAACTAGACCTTTGATTAACAACTAAGTTTATTTTTACTGGAGCAGTCATTAATATTATAGTCTTTAATACTAATATTTAGACAAGAGTGCCATGTGCTCTACGAATTTCTCTGAGTTCCTCAAAGTCTTTCTGTTTGGTTCCACCATCATATGCCCAGGCATATCCTTCAGTAATCATTTGCTCATTGAGGGAGAGTTCTGCATCTCCAATGTATAACCATCCGAGAAGTCTACCGTACTTACCAACACCGCCAACAAGCTCAGTCCTAATAACGAGATCATCGTCGCCATTGATAGCACCTTCAAGCTTGTCCTTAAGCCAGTTGGTGGCATCGTATCCCAGTGCTTTCTCTTCTTCGTCCTTAGTTCGTTTTTCTGGTGTGTCCACTCCTGCCACTCGGA